TGCCAATGATTGCCACAAAAGAGGAAGAGAATAATTATGATCGATAGGTCTGATGTTTCTGTGGATGTAGATGAAGATGGCTATGGCTCCAATGAAAAGTTTAATGCCAATGGCGTTATTATATAAATATACTACGCGGGCGTCACGCACGAAAAGAAATATAATAAATTATATTTATAGGGGTAAAAATGATTGAATCAAAAAAACTGCCAAAATTATCAGAATTAAGGAAACTTTTTAGGTACGATCCAAAAACAGGATATCTGTTTTATTGGAAAAGACCCAAAGGATCTAATGTAGATCCTTCATACCCAGCTGGGTATGTAAACAAGAAAGGATACAGAAGGATTCAAATAAATAGGGAAAAATATTCAGCTCATAGATTGGTTATGAAATTTAATGGAATAATTATCCCCGAAGGATTACAAGTCGACCATATTAATGGCAATAGAGACGATAACAGAATCGAGAATATAAGAATTGTAACCGGATCTGAAAATAAGAAAAATAGCAAAAAGTACAATAATAACAGTTCAGGATATACAGGAGTTGCATATCATAAAAAAGCACAAAAATGGGTAGCATACATTAAGTCAGAAGGAAAATTGATTCACTTGGGAAGTTTTGAAAATAAGAATGATGCCGCCCAAGTTCGCAAAAACGCTGAACTCGAATTCGGATTCTCTAAACGACATGGCTGTTGCTAAAATTAAAAAAAAACCAGTAGGGTGTCCTCCTAGGTTTAAGCCAACAAAAGAGACTTGGGCACTTATTGAGACTTGGGCATCTCAAAAATTTACAAAAGAACAAATTTCTCTAAAGCTAGGATTCGCAAGTCGTTATATTTGGGAGCTTATGACAAAGTTCCCAGAGATATCTGAAGCAATCGAAAGAGGAAGAATGAAAGCACTTGCTAAGGTTGTTGAAAGATTTGATGATATAATGCTAAATTCTGACAAGGATGGAGTCTCACTTGAAGCATGTAAGTTTTTTCTCGAAAGACAAGCCGGATGGGTTACTCCTAAGGATAATCTTAATCTCAACGTCGATCAATCCAAAAAATTAGAGATGCATTTCCATTTCAACGACGGCGTTAAAAAGGAGGTTGTCGAAATTGAGAAAGAAAACACTACCAAAATCATCGACACTTAGAAAATTATTTCGTTACGATTCGGATACAGGCGCATTTTTTTGGTGGGAAAGGCCATACAAAACTTAATTATTTATAAAACATATGCATTGCGATATACGTGGCAATAAGAATCTTGAATTATTGCTAAAGAATCACCAGAACGAGAAGAAAACCACTATTGTCTTAAAAGGCAGTACTCGTTCAGGTAAGACATTCGACGTCATGTCTTTTTTGTGCTTTAGGGCAGCAACCGTAAAAGGATACATTGGGCGCTGTTTTCGGCGTGATGCAACCGTAGCTAAGCGCACATTAAAGCCAGATCTATTCCAGGTTTTAGCTAATTATTATCCTGGATTATGGGACCGTAAAAATTGGAATGAGCAGAATGCTTGTTATACGTTTCCACATACTGGCGGCAAACTTTATTTAGCTGGCTCAAGCGAACCAGAAACTTTGCGTGGACAAAAACAGACTGATGCCTTCCTTAATGAGTGCACAGAACAAAGTTTAGAAGCAAAGAGACAAATTGAAATGAGAACAGAGGGATATAAGATCTATGATTTTAATCCTTCAACATTAGAAGCATGGATATATACCGACGTTCTTAAACAATCCCCAGAAAAATATTTATATATCCATAGTACCTATAAGGATAATAGGTTTTTATCTCCAGAGATAATTAGGTCTATAGAAAAATGGGAGCCTACTCCGGAAAATATCAATGAGGGTACTGCTTCTGAATGGCATTGGTCAATATTTGGGTTAGGCATTGAGGCTAGTAAGCCTGGTTGTGTCTATACAAATTGGAGTGAAACAACAGACTGGCCTAGTAAAATGGCTTGTACTCGTCATGGATATTTTCTTGATTTCGGATTTAGTATTGACCCAACAGCGCTGGGTGAGGCTGCATTCTTTCAGGATACCTTATACTTGCGAGAATTGGTCTATGAGACTGGGCTTATCAATCTGGTTAGGGTTACCAATCCAGAAGTGCCCAGCCTGGAAGGTAGGCTCAAAGATCTTGGGATTACCAGGGACGATTTCATTACTGCTGATGCAGCTCATCCAGACTTAATCAACGAACTCAACATTGCCAACTTCCACGTATACGGTGTCCCTAAGACAAAGAATGTTGGCGCCGAAGGCTGGGTGCTGACCGGCATCAAAAAGACCCAAGCGCAAAAGATCAAGGTCTTTAGGTCTTCTATAAACCTGATTAAAGAATTCAATAACTACACTTGGAAACGCGATCCACGTACAGATATCCAATTAAACAAGCCAATTGGGGACTTTAACCATTTACTAGACGGTGTTCGGACATGGGTAATGCATAACCTAACGCCAAGGAGAATTGACAACAGACAAGGAATACGTTCTAGTAGTAAATATGGATCTAAGTTTGATAATCTGATCTCAAGTGATCAAGCAGTGAACACAGGAAACCCTTACCAAGGAGTATATTAAATGGGTATTTCACGTCTTTTTAAGAAACCAAAAAGGAGAACAATTGAACCGACTCCAGAGGTAACAAGTCCTACCGAAGTGGATTCAAGTGGTGAGAATATTTCATCTGCCGGTAGAACTGAGCGCAGGAAAAGGAAGAAAAGGTTTACTCGTTCGGACACTTTACTAACAAATACACCTGGAGCTGCAGGCAGTGAGCAGAGAGAGAAAACTCTATTAGGGCTGTAATCATGTCTATAAATGCAGAGTTCATAATACGTAGGAGCAATTCTCTTAACTTAAGGCGACAGAATTGGTTGAATATAGTCCAAGAGGTTTATGATTTTATAGAACCAATGGATGGAGATATTTACCGTAGTCATTCTCCGGGGCAGGATCGTCGTAAGCATCTGTTTGATCAGACTTCATCTAAGGCTTTTCAGAATTTCACCGCTGGGATGTATTCAAATATTACACCAGCCAATGACACTTGGTTCAAATTTGGTAGTTCATTTGAGGATATCAATGATGATCAGGAGGCATCTCTTTGGTTTGATATGATTAACTCCATAACTGCAAGGGAGTTAGCTAATAGTAATTTTGACATGGAGATTCAGAAGGTTTACGGAGATCTTGGTATTCCTGGCCGTGCCGCTATAATTTGTTTACCTGGCCGCAGAACAATGCTTAATTTTACTGCGATGCATTACTCTAATACTACGATTGACCAGGGGTTTGATGGTAGAGTTGACACTCTTTATCGTGAATTTAAGTGGACCGCTCGCCAGGCTTTTCAGAGATGGGGTGATAAGGTTAGTGAGAAAATTCGTGAGTTTGCTTTGGATCCAGAGAAGCAGGATACGATGTTTGACTTTATCCATGCTATATTCCCACGTTCTGATCGGAATATAGTGTCAAGAGAGAAGCAGGATAAGCCTTTTGCTGATATCTATGTTGATAAGACCACTAAAACGATTATTGAGGAAGGAGGATTTGAGGAGCAACCTTTTGCGGCACCCAGGTTTTATCGGGCGAATAACGAGATTGAGGGGCGTTCCCCAGGGATGCGTGCATTGCCATCTTCTAGAATGATTCATGAAATGATGAAGACCATGATCCAGCGGGCTAACTGGGATGCTAATCCTCCGATAATGTATCCTGATGATGATATTCTCGATGTCCAGATCACTCCAAGCATGAAATTTGGGTACCGACCTCATCAGAGTGGAGCTAAGCCAGAATTCCTAGCAATCCCTTCACGATACGAGCTACCTCAATGGATTTATGAAAAACAACAGGAGGCTATTAATTCTGCATTCTTCACTGACTTCTTTGCATTGCTTTCTAATTTGGAGCAGAGCGTTGATCGTACTGCGTTCGAAGTCGGGGAGAGGTTGAATGAAAAGGTTGATTTATTATCTGTTGCTCGTGCATCTATCAAGAATGAATTACTAGATCCTTTAATGACGCGTGTAGTTAATTTATTAATGAGGAATGGAGCTTTCCCACCGATACCTCAATCGATTGCAGAGCGTCCATCTTTTGAGATTGAGTACCGTGGGCGTTTATCGATTCTTGCCAAGTCGTTAGAGGTTAGGAATGTTAAGGGCTACTTAAATGATGTTATCCAGGTTTCTGAAGTTTTTCCTAGTATCCTTGATCATATTGATGATACAAAGCTAAATAAAACTCTTGTCGATGCTTGGGGCGCTAATATTATCAATAAGGACATTGATCAAGTTTTACAAGAGCGTGAGGCATCACAAGAACAACAAGCCTTAGAACAAGAGGCATTACTGGCCGCCGAGGCTGCAAAGGCTGTGCCTGGTCTTCAGAAGAGATCTGAGGAGGGTAGCCCAATTGATAACCTAGTGAATGAAGGAGCGTAAATTGAGTATAATGGAAACGATTAAAACCGTAGTCAAGAAAAAAACAAAAGCTACTAGTCTAGCAAAAGTTGAATCTTTGAAGGTTAAAAAAAAGTATGAATTAAGCGTATCTATTGGAGGTTCAGTATATTGTATGGAATTGCTTGAGAGGAACCCGACTGAGAATGATGTTATACAATCCATGGAAAAGGCTATAAAGTCTTGGAGGAGAAAACAAGTTTGACTAATTGGGTTATCTTTTTCGTTTACGCTTTAATATTGTTTTTATTTTTATCATGGTGTATTTGTTTGTAAGTTGTTATATAAGAGAGAGATATATTAATGGAAATATTTCCAAGACAGGATAATAGAGAACCTGCTCGCAAGAGAAACGTTCTAGCAAAAAGAATTTTTAATAAGATTTTTGGTGCCAGAATATTGTCAATGGTAGGGATCAAGCTTCCAAGGTCGGAAATTGCCGCAAGTTACAGGAAGGTGTTTCCATCACAGAATGAAAATTCAATGATAGTTCTTGAGGATTTGGCAGACAAGTGCGGAATTTTCAAGCATAAAACACATAATAATCCCGAGCAAGCCTTAATAGATATGGGTATGACAAACATGTATTTATATGTTATATCGATGATTACAAAGGATTTTATCGACGTAAACAAAGAACCGGAAATTACATTTGAAGGAGAGGAAAAATGAGTGAAGGAGCTGGTAGTTTATTAGGTGGTGGTGGTGGAGTACAGGAGGGAGAACCTCAGGCTGATCTTCAAGTACAACAAGGTCAAGAAGTAACGCAGCAGACTCCAGGACAATTACAACCTGAACCAGTGGCGGTTACTACTCAACAACAGGTTTCGTTGCTGTCAAAAATTGTCAACGATGATTTAACCTGGAAGGAGAATTGGCGTTCTTCGTTGGCTGACAGTTTAGGTCCGGAAGACCCCAGGGCTTTAACGATTAAGGGGTCAGAGTCTTTATCTAAGTACAAGACCTTACCGGATGCATTGAATGCTTTGGATCATGCTCAGAGGGCGATGGGTGCCGATAAGGTTGTTAAGCCAACAGCGAATAGTCCTGCGGAAGTTTGGGATGAGTTTTATAGAGCTGGTGGTCGTCCCCAAAGTATAAATGATTATGATGTTAAATTCTCGGAAGATTTGAATATTTCACCAGAAAGGGAGAAGCAAGTACGGGAACTTCTGTTTCAAACTGGACTGAACAATAAGCAAGCTCAGACATATATCGACTTTTACGAGCAAGATCAATTAGCAAACCTTAAAGCCCAAAAAGAAGCTACTGATGCCCAAATAGTAGAATCCCGGGAAATCCTTGGTAAGAACTGGGGAGAACAACTTAATGCGCGTTTAGGCCAGGTTACATCCTTGATTGATAATCTTGGAATTCGTGATGTTGTTGAGGATATGGGGCTTGGGCGGCGCCATGAATTTATTGAAGCGATGTATAAGGTCGCATCTCAATTTAGCGAATCAAACGATTTACTTGGAACTAGTGGTCCAATTGCCCCCGTCGATGCTCAGTCTAAAATCGATGAGGTTATGAAAGATCCATCTCATCCTTTTCATAGCGGAAATCCAGAAGCATTGAAATATATGGAATCACTATTTAAGTCACTTGCAATGTCTAAAAGATAATATTATTGTAAAAAATATTGACACCATGTTGCGAGGGGACCTCTTTTTAGAGCCCTTGCGTAACGCATAAGGCCTGTTTATACAGTTACCCTTAGAAGTCATGGTTAGCGAAACTAACGATAATTTTTAAGGAGATTTTTATTATGGCAGAAACAGCCTTTCAAATACAAGATCACCACGTTGATATGTTCAAGAGTTTAGTGCAGTTAAGAGCACAACAGCTCACAAGCAAGCTTCGTGATTTTGTTATGGTAGAATCTGCTACTGGTCGGGCCAAGTATTTTGATCAGATTGGTAGCACTCAAGCGCAGGAAGATAATACTCGTTATCCTGAAAGTCCTCACAATGAGATTGAACATTTCCGTCGGAAGATTACGCCAAAGCGTATCCATTGGGGTCATCACATTGACCAGTTCGATGAAGCACAGATGTTTATCTCTCCTCAAGGAAAATATGTCTCTGCGGCGTCTGGTGCATTTGGTCGATCGTTTGATACCAAGATAATTGAGGCCGCTGGGGGTATTTCTATTGCAGAAGATCCGGATGGCAATACCACTCAGATCGCACTGCCTTCTACTCAGAAAATTGACATCCAAGTTGGTTCAACCGGACCGAGTGATGTAAACTTGAATGAGGAAAAGATACGTTGCGCAATGGAGATCCTTCTCAGTAATGACGTAGATACTGATGACCCAATGAATAGGCTTTATGGAGCAATAACTCCATCAGCTCTTTACAAAGGGTTACTGTCGCAGGATAAGGTCACTTCGAGTGATTTTAACTTCCAACAGCCTTTGGCAGATGGCGGGTTCAGAGTAATGGACTGGATGGGAATTCGATGGGTAGTAAGTAATCGTCTTCCTTTTATTGGCGCTTCAACTACGAATCGCAATTGTTACGTTTGGGCTAAATCAGGAATTGGTCTTGGAATGTGGTCCGACGTTAGCGTCGAGTCTGCCAAGCGTGCTGATCGCTCATTTGTGAATTACATCTACATGCGTTCATTTTTCAATACTACGCGTATTGAGGAAGAGAAAGTAGTAGAAATCGCCATTGATGAATCTAAATCTGCATTAGTATAAGGAGGTAAATAATGAGTTTATCAAGTGGATTCGGTTTCTTAAACGAACGAATATTACACCCTGGTCAGTTAAGACAGTCTATTTATACTCAATCCGTGGACCAGCGACATAAAATTGGAGTTCCTTATGTTGACTACTATGGAGATGTTTATAACTACGCCAGGATTGGAGCTGTTGATGTTCTTAAAGGTCTTATGAACCAATCAGCAGCTATAGTCGCTGACCATCAGAATATTGCATTAGGAGGTGTTATAGAGGCAGGAGTTAAAGAGATTGCTGTCACTACTGTATTGGCCACGGCCGTCACTGAAAATCAATATGTTGGTGGTAAGATTTTGATTAATGATGATGTCGGAGAAGGTCAAGCTCATATAATCTTGGAGCATACGATCGGGACTACGCCAACGTTTACTTTGGCTACTCCTGTGCTTGTTGCTCTTGAGGCTACGAGTGAGTTCACCTTAAGTCCTAACCGTTTTAACGGTACTGTGGTACTTCCCTTAGTGCATACGGGGCGGCCAGCGGGTGTTCCTCTTATTGACGTTACGGCTGGAAATTATTGCTGGCTTCAAACTGCTGGGGATACTCCTCTTTTAACTGGCGGCACTCCGCTTGTAGGCAGAAAAGCTGGCGTAGGTAGCGCTGATGGTACGGTCGGTGCTGGTCCCATAAACAGTAATTGGGGCATAATTACGGTTGCTAGTGCTGATACTGAGTTCTCATTAATTGATCTCAATTTGGCTACTTCTAACCGATAAATTCCGGGGGTAGGCGAAGCTGGTTTTTCCCTCTCTTCTTTCCGGCTTCGCCTATTTTTATCATTTTCGTGAGGTTAATAAATGACCAAGATTGAAATTTGCAATATGGCTTTGTCTTATGTTGGATCTGACACGGTTAGCACTCTTGATGTTGACAGTAATAATGATCCATCTAAGCGTAAACAGATCCAGCAATGCAACTTACATTTCAATAACGTAAGGGATATGATACTCCGGCGTTATCGTTGGAAGTCAACATTGAAGCGTGTAAAGCTGGTAATGGACACGGTTACTCCGGAATTCGAATGGAGATATCAGTATCATTTACCGGACGATTACCTTAGGATTTTATACACGAGTCAACAGTCTGAGCCTTTCACAATTGAGGGGAGGTTTTTATTTGCGAATTGTAAAGACTTGTCTATTAGGTATATAAAGAGAGTAGTTAATTATGGAGAGCTTGATTCTTATTGCATAGAGTGTATTGCTTTAATGCTTGCCAGTAGGATGTGTGTTTCTCTTAGGGGAACAGATGGCCCGGCGGTAAAGCAGCAGCTTTTAGAAGAATTCCATAACACAGTTCTTCCGGAGGCAAAAGCATCCAATGTTTTGGAATCTGTTGAGCATGATAGGTTAAGAATCAATCCTGGGGAGTGGGTAGAATCCAGGGCATTTGGACGACCGTTTGATGATTTAAGATTAACGTCACCTTTATAATATGGCAAAGAAAGTAGTTCATTCATTTAATTCTGGAGAGTTGACTCCTCGTCTTAATGGTAGGACGGATTTTGCCAGGTATTTTAACGGTGTTCAGATTGCTCAAAATCATATTCTGCACGCAAGTGGTGCCTCTGAATTTAGAACTGGCACACAGTTTATAAATAGCACGAAATTTAACGGCAGCAAATCTCGCCTGATAGCATTTGTTTTCTCGGTCGATGTCGCCTATATCCTTGAGTTTGGTGATCAATACATTCGGTTTTACCGTGATGGCGCCGTCCTTGGTGTTCCATACGAGATTGTTAGTCCATATTTAGAATCAGACTTAGAAAACATTCAGTTCAAAAAAAGTGCTGATGTTATGTTTTTGGTTGATGGTCGGAATCCGCCTCAACAATTATCCAGGTTGGCTGATCAGAATTGGACGATAACTGATGTCAATATCATAAATGGCCCTTTTTTGGAAGTCAACTTAGATGATTCTATTTCAATTTCTCCATCTTATCCTACATGGGTTACTGCTACAAATTACACAAGAGGAGATATAGTTAGGACATCTTCCGCTGCTGTAAGTCCGCCTACGTATTCATCTCAAATAATAAATCAGCTTCCTGGTGATCCCGGCGGCAATCAGGCAATCGATGCTGGCGGTGGGTTTGTTGATATTCCTGCTGCTGCTCATGGATTAGTAGCGGGCCAAGGCGTAACTATAACCAATACAACAAATTATGATGGAAATTATATTATTGACGCCGGCACAACTACGGATTTAGTTCGAATAACAGCAACCTTTATAGCTGAGACTTTTACAGGTGGAACAGAATCGATTCAAAGAAAAGCATTACCGGTAGACAAGGGTGCAAACTTGGTGGGTATTCCCACTGATCCTAACACTTTTACTACTGGCGATGTGATTACATTATCTGGATTTGTTTCCTATAACGGTAGCTTTGAGCTGCATAATTCTAGTACTGCTACAGAGTTGGTTATAGTATCGCCTTTTACTCAAGAGTTTTTTACGGGTTCAGAACAAGCAGTACGTTCAGAATTTTATAAGGCATTAACGACTCATTTAAGCGGTGGTGGTAACCCGGCCCCTCCCGGCAATACTGTGGACTGGACATTGGCATTAACCTTTACCGGGACAAATTTAACCCTAAATGCATCTTCTCCTATTTTTGATCCTGGTCATGTGGGTTCGTTATGGAAATTGACT